TCCTGATTTTGGCTTACTTGTATAGCAGTATTATCTATTTTGATAGTATTACTAATTGGCCTAAATCTAAATGGCTCTGCTTTTTGTATTTCAAATTGTTGCACTGATGTAACTACACCTTGATCTCTTGTTGTAACTACAATGTTACCTAAAGTAGGATAAACAATTCTTCCGCTTCGTGTAACAATCTCTAAGTCATTACCAATACTTGTAACACTTACTGTAGGTGTTCCTACACCACGTACTTCTAATTGAAATTCACTTGCTCCATTTCCTAATGCAGTATTGTCATCTTGTGATTCAAATTCTACACTATCAACAGTTATTTTTTTGCCAGTTGCTGTATGTAGAAATTTCTTTACACTACCCTCTGTTGGCATATAAGGATCAATAACTTCAAGATATATTACTTCGTATACAGTATCATTACTGCCAGCATTTTTTGCAACTGCTTTTTTTACATCGCCTATTTTGTATTGTCTACGTTTGTGATTTTTCGCTACTGCACCAACATAGTTTCTAATATTCTGTGTAAGTATTCCTGCATACGCTAACATCTTAATATCTTTTTGTACACCGAACTCTGTATCACCACTTCTGTATATAAGTGCTGGAGGAAACACATTAGGATTAGAAATAAAAGATTGATAATTATCTCTTACTTCTTGTTTTAAAAATGGTTTCATATATAGGTTACTATATAGATTATCATCCGGATCTAAAACATCAATAGTAAATTCACGTTCTATGGCACTGTAACCAAAACGGTCTTCTGCTTTTACAGTAAATTTAAATTCTCTATCAATAATAGTTTTTGCACCATCAAATGTCATTGCGCCACTATCAAAAACTGTAAGTCCTGGTTTCGCTGTAGTTCCAAACTGATTCACTTTACCTATTATTTCACCACTTATATCAAGTGATAGTCCTGAAGGTAAGTTTCCTTTGACAACACTGTACAATAACCTTGAATCTGGAACTGTAGTTGTTGCTTTTACACTTAAAGTTGATGTAAAGTTTGCACTTATATTTCCAAGGTTGCTTGGAGTGTTCCAAGTAATTGTACTATCTATTTCACCAAGTATTTTTACTGTGAATGTTTTTTCTTTATTTGCAAGTTCATTTATTTCTTCATCAAACCTTGTTGCTTTAATTGTAAATTTATATTCTTTTGTTACTGCTGGTTGATAAGGAACACGACCTGCAATCTCACCAGTGCTGTTGTCTAATAACATACCAGGTGGAAGTGTACTTGGAGTGCCGTCATCGTTAAGTGCTTCTAATGTATATACAAGTGTTCCTGCAAGTGTCTCAGTATCTAAGACATCAAGGAAAAAAGTTAAGTAATTATTTGCTCTTCTGAATCCTAAGTTTCCTGGAGTAAGCCATACTGGTGTTCTTAGATATGTGTTATCAGCAGTAAACAAACCATTAGCAATTTGCATCTGGGTGTTGTCTGCTCTTAAGAAATCATCACCTATTAGATAAATTTGAAATTTACGTTTTGCAATAGTATCGCCATCTGTTACACTAACAATAAATTCATAAAATCTGTTTAATTTTCTTGGTTGTCGTGTAGCAATTCTATCGTCATAAATTCTTGTGTCATAAAAGAAACTGTCATAACCGTTTGCACTTCTTTGACCAAAATCAAATGGAAACGTGCCATATATATTTGTATCATATGCACCACTGCCTGCACGTTTATCAAGTGCAAGTACTGGTTCAACTACTCCAACAATTCTTCCATCTTTAGTAAGTTGTGTGCCTGGCGGAAGTTCTCCGTCATCATCTGCGATAAAATATTCTAAAGTATCGCCTGCTGGTAAATCTGCGTCTATGGCTTGTAACTGAAAATCTAATACTGTATTATCAAGAACAAAATATTTGTTGTTAGGATCGACAGGCAGTAATCCGTCTTTACCTTGTGTTACCCAGATTGGTTCATCTGCTCCATCTATAAGAATAGTAAATGTTCTATCTTCAATAGCACCATTACTATCTGTTGCTCTTAATACAAACTTACTTTCAGTAAGTCTTTCTACTTCAAAAGGCGTACCAGTTATATATAATCCGTCAATTCTTAAACCACCAGGTAAAGCACCACTTATGACTGCAACATTAGTAATAGTATTGCTTGTGGTATTCAAAGGTAAAGCAAATCTTATAGTTGCATTTTCTGCAAATATACCGAGATTTGATCCTGTAGTTCTTGTCCAGATTGTAGCCATTATAATTCCTTGTTCAGTAGTATTTATCGGAATCTTGTACTATGACTATAGTGGGGCTGTGATAGTTCCAACGTCTATTTCTAAGTCTGCAATAGTGCTATCTTCCTGTAATCCAGGATCGTCTATAGTTCCTAAGTCTATATTAGTTGCTGAACCTAAAAATTCAAGTATACTTGAAGTGCTACCTGTAATAGTACCAAAGTTAAATCCGTAAATATCTCTTACGTCAACCATATAAACTTTACTTTCAATATTAGAAACGTTTATAATACTGTTGTTTTGACCGTCTAAAGTACCAGCAAGTTGCGGTGTTACATCACTTGATAACTCAGTTGCTGAATTAATTGTAATACCATTCGCACCGTTAGTTTGTGTAGTTACGTTTGTACCACCTGTAATGCTGAAAGTATCACCTTCTGAAAGTGTTATATTTCCGCTATCAGTATCTACTACTAATTGTTGTAATCCGCCTACACTTGATATTGTTACACCAGTTGATGTAGATGCAAGACTTACGTTACCGCCTGCAACAATTTTTTTGAATTGTAAATCAAAGCCTGTCTTTTGTGCAAACAAACCTTCTCCTACAGTACCTAAATTAGATGCTGTTGTTTGTTCAGGATTACGAGCATCAAGTTCTGCAAAGTTATTGTTTACTTTTACAAAGGCTTCTCTTAGATCATCACCTGTACCGTCGTTTGCTACACCACCAATATTAACTGTTTGTATTGTCATACTAATATTTATCCTATCCTGTATTCCTTTAAGTAACTACTATTAAGCCGTGCATACCACCATGAAATTGACAATTATAGTGATAAGTTCCTGCGGAAATACCTGTTGTATTCCAAACAATAGTACCGTTTGAAGCACCTTGACCACTTGCACCTGTTACTTGATTTCCTGTACCAGTTGAATTAAATGTTTTAATAAACAATGGATGTCCTGATGCATTTACGTTAAGTGTAAGTGTATCGCCACTGTTAATATTAATTGTTGGATTACTTCCACTTACACTGCCGTTTCTATCTGAGCCGGACATTGTGTAAGCACTCGCACCCGAGTTTCCTACGTTAATACTGTATGAACCAGATGCAGGTACTGATCCTGGTTCTGGATCTCTTTTAATAACACTTCTTTTTATTCTTGGATACAAAGCACCTGTTGTAGGTCTTACATTATAGTCTTTCTTAGGATACAATCTACCATTCAATGGTCTTTCCAATGTGTATTTTGCGTGTTCATTAGGTGAGCCTTGTAGGTCATCTAAATCGGTTGGATCCTCTGAATTTGTTCTATCAAATAATTGTCCTGTAACTGACCACTTTTTAATTAAATATTCTTTTGCTTGTTCCTGTGTGTAATGTGGATATGTTTCAAGAATACAAGCAAGTAATCCTGCAACCTGTGGACTCGCCATACTTGTTCCTGAAATTTTTGTTATTCTATATGCACTGTTTCTTGGATCATTTGCAAAGCCACCATTGTAAGCACTTTGTATTTCAGTTCCAGGCGCATAGATATCAACACCAGGACCGCAATCACTAAAACTAACTTTTCTATCTATTCCATTTTGTAAACCATCATCTGTTGCACCAACACAAATATTAGGAAGGTCGTAATCTCCATCAACTAAATTATCAACAGCAGTAGGTGAAGTACCTCTCATATAATAATATGTAAAGCCACCCATTTCAAATGTGTTATCCCAATCAGGGCCACCTGGCACATCATGTTTCCAACTACCATTGCCTGCCGCTCCACACATAACAACACCTGCATCAAATAAATCTTCAATGTCTGCATCCAATGCCGCAACACGTTGAGGAATTCTTTTTCCAGCAATGAATCCCCATTCATTTAATTGTGCTGTTGAGAATCCACCACCTGTGGCTTTATTTGCATTTTGTTCGATAGTTAAATCAATTTGCGTAGGAATTGCTTCGTAGAATTTATATTCATATCTAACTGTAGGATTACCTAATGTACCACTTGTGCCTGTACTACCTTCATAAACTAATCTAAAGATTCTACTACCAACTGTTCCAGTACTACCATAATAAATTCTTTGACAACTACAGTCTTCTGAGGTAACCATTATCTTTGGAAGTGCAGGTGTATTTTCATCAATACCAGAATAAGTAGTCGACCCACCACCAAATGTAAGATAACTGTTTGTTCCAAGATAAACTGTGTTATAATTTTGACTTAGGTATGTTACATTGAAAGGTAAACTAATATTCCAGTATCCGTCATCATTATTACCAGTTGTAGGCGTACTACTTGCAGTCAATGTACCTACGCTACTAATTGGAATATTTGTTCCTAATGAAGTTGCAGTTCCTGCTGGATTAGCCGCTTGGTAATTAACAATAGTACAATTTAAATCTGCGGCAGTTATAGGACTGTCTCCTTCTGTTACACTTGTTTCCCACGTAATACTGTATTGTTCGTTATTAGGCAAACTCAAGTTTGTCTGTGTTAAATCTACTTCAATTGTACTGCCATCTGTTGAACTCTGTGTATCAGTTTGTGTGTTGACTGTAGCACTGCTTGAATCTTGTACTGTGATTGTACAGGTAATTTCTGTATTACCTGAAAATGCACTTGTACTTACATTGTGTTGATAGTTAATAGTTGTAGGTCCTTGAATAGTTGCAGTGTAAGATGCATTAGGTACAACATTAGCCTGTAATCTTATTTGTCCACCTGATCTGGTAAATCCTGTAGGTGTTGCATTGAAGTCACCGTTGATTGCACCTTCTGATCCTGAGGTACTTAATCTCTGTGAAATATTTTCTATTTGATTTGTAGTAAATGCAGAAAGCAGTTGGGTAGAACTAAACACACCACTGGTACCGTTAAATACAGGATTTCCATCTGGCACATATCTAACACCTCTATATGTTACAGCATTTATACTACTAAAAGTCCATTGACTTGGAAAAATACTCATTCCCCAACTGTTGTTTACTATAGTAGGATTTTTTATTCCTGTTGAAACATTTGTAGATTTGTTAATATGAAACTCTCTAATATAATCCATCACATATGGAAAATTATTATTACCTGTAGCACCAGCATAATAATAAATGTTATATAGGTTAGCGGCTCTTGCCCAACCTTGTCTGTTTCCACCTGCTGTCCCCATAACGTGATTAGCGTGTGTACTGCCTGGATTGTTATAACCGTAATTTCCTGCTGAAGTGCCTTTTACAGCAGGATCATGTTGAAACCAATTGTATTGAACAATACGTTCATCTGATGTATCGTCTACATCTTGGGCACTCAATCCTTTGAATTCTGGATGGCCAGTATATATTCCATTACCATCACAAATTACAAGATCAACGTTTCTACCAATAGCATTAAAATTAATTGTTGTAGTAATTTCTGTAGGATTATCTCCCCAGTTAGTTCTTAGGGTTCCATCCACTAACCTCAACAATCCCCAATTTAAATCAGGACTTGTTTCTACACTATTTCTTGCAAAAATTCCTGTTTGTTCAACAATAGTATTTTCGCCTAATTCAATACCTCTATCTTTTGGATTAAGTTCAACTGCTTTTACTCTTGGATCATATCTAACAATATTAGATTCATGTTCAGTTAACCAATATTCAGTAGTTCTTGATATTGGTCTTTTGTTGTTTAAATCTACAGCACGGTTTGGAATAGTTAAAGCACCACCAGGAGTCTCCATATCGTTATAGAAGTCATCAAGGTCTGTTGCTTTTTTCAACGTGACCATGTAAACTTTTCTCTGGACGTGTTTGGCCAGTGACATATTAAGCCTCCAGTTTTAATAAGGTCAGTGTAGTTGTTATTGCTTGAGTTGTACCTGATTTATTTTTTACATTTATGTAAATTGTAGTATCGTTTGCAGTATTGGAACCTATAATGCTCGGACCAAATTCTACTGTTTGATTTGTAGATGAAGTTAAAACTTCTGCAACTACACCTGCATCTGGTGCAGGATCAACACCTTCCCCTCTTGAAGCATCAGCAGTTCTTGCCGCTGAACTTGTATAAATTCTTACCCATGCTTGGGCTGATACTGTAACATTTAAAAGAGCATAACTCTTGAATCCTGTTAATGTTATACCCTCTGATACATCATCTGCAATACTATTTGTTGTTCCTGCTGTTGTTGATCTTGATGCAAGGCCAACACTAAATCCACTTACTTCTGAATCTACATATGCTTTAATTGATTGTTGCGTTGCAAGAGCAGTTGCACTATTTGAAGACATATCATCTTCATCAAGCACAGATGTCAAAGTTATTGTACTACCTGCAAAATCTAATCCTGAAACATTTACAAGACCAACTCCACTTAAAGAATTAGTAAACGTAAATGTTCCGTTTCCGTTTGCTTTTAAAAATGTATTTGCAGATCCATCTGCAATATTTAAATCTGTTAAAACAGTTGGACTATCTGTTATACCAAAGCCACTAATAGTTGTTGGTTTACTTTGTATGTTTGCCCAAGTAGGTTCATTTGTAGCATTTACCCAACTTAATCCTGACCATTTTAAAATTTGATCGCCTGCAATATTAGAAATACTAATATCATCAAGGTCAGTAGTTTGATAAACTGGTTTGCTTGTAACATTATTCCAATCAAGATAATATGATCCATCAAACCCGTCCAGGGTATCAGCATTTAATCCACCACCACCTGAAGTTATATCATCTGCTGGTATCCATTTATTATTAAGCCATTTTAAAACTTGTCCATTAGTTGGTGCTGTTGTTGCTGTATCAACATCTGACATATCATTTATGTCAGTTGGAATAATAGGTTTGTTACTTAAATCATTGTAACTCCCTGAAGTAGCAACGTCATCTAAATTAGGAGTTCCTGTTATTTCTGAGTATGCAACAGAAGTGTTTACAAAAGCATTTCCATTGTATTTTAAAACTTGACCATTTGTTGGTGCTGTTAATACAACGTCGGTAAGTCCGTCAAGTGCAGTTGCACCACCGCCACCACCACCTGATCCAATTCCTGTTGCTGTAATTGTTAATGTATTTGCTGTATCATTATAAACAAGTTGTATACCTGTGCCTGCTTGTAGTAAATCTTTTACTCTGTCATCAACACGTTCGTCAGTATGATATTTTTTTGTTCCTTCAACAATATCGTCAGTGTTGCTTGGTATAGTTGGTTTACCTGTTAAGTCTGCATAAGCACCACTAAATGGATCATATGGCACTCCTGCAACCGTTAAACTTGTTGCTTGTACATTACCTGCACCTACAATGCCAGACCCAGTAAGGTTTAAATTATCACCTACGGGTAATTCTTTTAACTTGTTACCGTCATCTGTATCTACTATAAGTGGTATTCTATTTGCCATTTTGTTTTCCTATTTGTAGTATTTATCCTGTTGGTGCTACACTCTTGTATGGGTGACTTACAGGTAAATTAGCAGTTAACCCCCATTTGTGTGCTATATAACCTTCTGCTTGTTCTATGTAAGTTTTGTCGCCACCGCCTGTGCCAGGTTGTCCCTGTGCCACTAT